AAGAAGTTTTCAACGAGCGTGGACTCTATCCGACGACACAGAAGTACGGGAAGTCACCTTCGAAGACGGACTCCTCAGAATCGTCCTCGGAAAAATAGTTCCAGAGCACCACGCCCGTAAGGATTATCTGTAATCCTTAACATTTTCCTTATTATCAGTAGCGATGGTTACAGACTTTTGTATTACTATGATACATAATTGCTATATAATTTAGACCTATGGAGGAGACGATGTACTTTACCACCGCCGCCTTAACATTTGGAACAGTAATGACTCTTTTCTTCGGGGGAACGCTCGCCGCCGTTCTACCCTGATACTTCCTGATAAATAAAACTGAATATCGTCGGCGCAGACGGGGGAGGTAACTGGCACAAACCAGTTGACGCCTCCCTTTTTTGTTGCTAAAATGATTTGAGGAGAAAACTAACTAATGACCATTAAACTTGTAGTATTAAAATCTGGTGAGCAAGTTATTGCTGACGTAAAAGAGGTAGTTTCTGATGATAAAGTAAAAGGATATCTTCTGAATAATCCTCAAACAGTATCTTTTTCCAACTCAGTTTTTTTACTTGAGGGTGAACAAGATAATGGTAGGAATGTGGAGATTACACTATCACCATATATCCTCCTAACTAGTAATCAAGACATTGTTATTATACCTGATTGGGTAGTGACTATTGTTGAACCGCTAGAATCTTTAATTGACTTATATAAGGAGAAGATGAATGTCGAAGACAGTTAAGTGTTTGCTTTTGGATATTGATAATGTTATTATTAGTGAGGTAGTTGAGGTTGATGCTGAACTTGGAGATCCAAATTGTAAGTTGATTAATCCATATCTTTTTAAGGATATTGATAATATGAGTCCTTGGCCAAAAGTGACGAATCAGACTGAACTTATGATTAGGTCTGAAGACATTTTGACCATTGCTGAACCAAAACCTGAAGTTATTGAAAAGTATCTGGAATTGACTGGAGAATGAGATTTTATACAAACGTCCAAATGGTCGGGGATAACTTCCTAGTCCGTGGTTATGAGAATGGTCGCCATTTCATGACTAAGGAGAAGTTCTACCCGACTCTTTTTGTCCCTTCTAAAAAAGAATCCAAGTATCAAACTCTGACTGGTGAGTATGTAGAACCAGTTAAACCAGGAACGGTAAGAGAATGTCGTGATTTTATCAAGAAGTATGAGGGCGTAGACAACTTTAAAATCTATGGTAATACTGGATACATCTATCAATACATTTCTAAAATGTATCCAGAAGAAGAGATTAAGTTTGACACCAATAAAATCAAAATCACCACGATTGACATTGAGGTTGCATCTGAGAATGGATTCCCTGATGTAGAATCTGCTGCAGAGGAAGTTCTACTTATTACCATTCAGGACTATGCAACCAAACAAATCCGAACCTGGGGTCGTGGTCCATTCAACAATAAGCAAGAGAATGTTATCTACAAAGGTTTCAGAACCGAATATGAACTTCTGAATGACTTCATTCATTGGTGGATGTATGAAGAGAATATTCCTGAGGTTGTGACTGGATGGAATAGTGAACTGTACGATATGCCGTATCTTGTGCGGCGTATTGAGAGGATCCTTGGTGAGAAGTTGATGAAACGTCTTTCACCTTGGGGACTCGTTACAGAAAGAGAAGTCTACATTGCTGGTCGTAAGAACATTGCATATGATGTTGGTGGTATTACTCAACTTGATTATCTTAACCTTTACAAAAAGTTTACATATAAAGCACAAGAATCCTATCGTCTAGACTACATAGCTAGTGTAGAACTTGGGCAGAAGAAACTAGACCACTCTGAGTTTGATACGTTCAAAGACTTCTATACTAATGGATGGCAGAAGTTTGTAGAATACAACATCATCGACGTGGAACTTGTTGACCGAATGGAAGACAAGATGAAACTAATTGAACTTGCTGTTACGATGGCTTATGACGCAAAAGCAAACTATGCTGACGTGTCATCTCAGGTTCGTATGTGGGATACTATTATCTACAACTACTTGAAAAAGAAGAATATTGTTATTCCTCCTAAGGAACGTTCTGACAAGGATTCCAAGTATGCTGGTGCTTATGTAAAGGAACCGATTCCTGGAAAGTATGATTGGGTTGTGTCTTTTGACCTTAACTCACTATATCCTCACCTTATCATGCAGTACAATATCTCACCAGAAACACTACTGGAAGAGAGACACCCTTCTGCAACCGTAGATAAAATTCTCAATCAAGACATTGAGTTTGAGTTCTATAAGGACAATGCGGTCTGTGCCAATGGTGCAATGTTCCGCAAAGATGTTCGTGGGTTCTTACCAGAACTGATGGAGAAGATCTATAAGGATCGCACCATCTACAAAAAGAAGATGCTCGCTGCTAAACAGGATTATGAAAAGACTCCTACCAAAGCACTTGAAAAAGAGATTGCCAGATGTAATAACATCCAGATGGCACGTAAAATCCAACTTAATAGTGCTTATGGTGCTATTGGTAATCAATACTTTCGTTATTACAAACTTGCAAACGCAGAAGCCATCACATTATCTGGACAAGTCTCCATCCGCTGGATTGAGAACCGAATGAACGGATATCTAAATAAGATTTTGCAAACAGAAGGCGAAGATTATGTCATCGCATCTGACACTGACTCAATCTATCTTAATATGGGACCTCTTGTTGATAAATTTCTTAGTAATAAGTCTGACGATAAAACAAAGGTTGTTGCTCTACTTGATAAGATCTGCCAAGACAAGTTGGAACCATTCATCGAACAATCTTATCAGGACCTTGCGGATTACGTTTCGGCATATGAACAAAAAATGATCATGAAGCGTGAGAACATCGCAGAACGTGGTATTTGGACCGCGAAGAAGCGATACATTCTCAACGTATGGAACAGTGAGGGAGTTCAGTACAATGAACCCAAGCTGAAGATGATGGGTATTGAGGCAGTCAAGTCTTCTACACCAGCACCTTGTCGTAAGATGATTAAGGATGGTCTCAAACTAATGATGAATGGGACTGAGGATGATGTAATTAACTTCATTGACCAGTGTCGTAAAGATTTTAAGAAACTTCCACCAGAAGAGATTGCATTCCCACGTTCAGTTTCTGATGTTGTGAAGTATAGATCTAATGCCGACATCTATATCAAAGGAACTCCTATTCATTGTCGTGGAGCACTTCTCTTTAATTACTACATCAAGGAGAAAAAACTGACCAATAAATATTCACTCATCAATAATGGTGAAAAAATCAAATTCTTGTACTTGAAAAAACCAAATATTATTCAGGAGAATGTTATCTCCTTTATTCAAGACTTTCCAAGAGAACTTGGTCTTGACAAGTACATCGACTATGACCTACAATTTGAAAAGAGTTTTGTAGAACCGCTCAGGTCTATTCTTGATGCAATTGGGTGGAATGTCGAAAAAACTGTAAACCTAGAATCGTTTTTCTTTTAATGGATCTTCCTATTAATGACAATGAGCTTGCCACTATCGTAAAGGCAATGTCTCTTGGTGGTGACACCGCTCTGTATCAAAAACTCAAACTGGTAAAGGAATTGCGTGAGCAGGACCTGCCTTATAAAAAAATTCTTCGTGAACAATACGGGATGGTTGCTTAATGGACTTTTTGAAAGATATTGTAAAAGAAATTGGTGATGACTACACTAAACTAGCAGCAGATATTGACGAGACCGAAACTTATGTGGATACAGGTTCGTACATTTTTAATGCACTGGTTTCAGGTAGCATATTTGGTGGTGTATCTGGGAATAAGATTACTGCTATTGCTGGAGAGTCTTCTACTGGAAAGACTTTCTTCTCTCTCGCTGTGGTTAAGAATTTTCTTGATAATAACCCCGATGGTTATTGTCTCTACTTTGATACTGAGGCTGCCGTCAACAAGTCCCTACTTGAATCTAGGGGTATTGACCTCAATCGGTTAGTTGTAGTCAATGTGGTTACTGTTGAGGAGTTCCGTAGTAAGGCACTCAAAGCGGTGGATATGTACTTAAAAAAACCTGAAGAAGAACGCAAACCATGCATGTTTGTGCTAGACTCTCTTGGTATGCTTTCCACTGAGAAAGAGATTACTGACGCACTTAACGACAAGCAAGTTCGGGACATGACCAAATCCCAACTTATCAAGGGTGCTTTCCGTATGCTCACACTCAAATTGGGTCAGGCAAACATTCCCATGATTGTTACTAACCACACCTACGATGTCATTGGCGCTTATGTTCCTACAAAGGAGATGGGAGGCGGTAGCGGTCTTAAGTATGCTGCTTCTACTATCATCCATCTCAGCAAGAAGAAGGAGAAAGACGGAACTGAAATCGTTGGAAATCTTATCAAAGCAAAGACTGCTAAGTCGCGTTTAAGCAAGGAGAATCAAGATGTTACGGTACGTCTGTTTTACGATGAGCGTGGTCTTGATCGTTATTATGGTCTTCTTGAACTCGGTGAAATGGGCGGTCTCTGGAAGAATGTCGCAGGACGCTATGAGATTGACGGCAAAAAAGTCTATGCTAAAGCAATTCTCAAAGACCCAGACCAGTATTTCACACCTGAAGTAATGCAGCAACTTGATGCTGCCGCGAAACAATACTATTCCTATGGAACGAATTGAGACTACTATTCTCAGAAACCTTGTATATAATGAAGAATATTCTAGGAAGGTAATTCCTTTTATTCAACCAGACTATTTTGACAGTAGGACAGAGAAAGTTGTCTTCCAAGAAATCGTCCACTTCATTGTAAAGTATGGGTCAGCAATCACAACCGAAGCACTCAAGATTGAACTTGAGAATCGGTCTGATCTTACGGAAACCGAAATTAAAGAGGTCAGGGAAATCTCTGACTCTCTTCATGATGCTCCTGTAGAAGGTCAATGGTTGCTTGACACTACCGAAAAGTGGTGTCGTGATAGAGCAATTTATCTTGCTCTCATGGAATCGATTAGTATTGCTGATGGTCAAGATGACAAAAAGAATCGGGATGCTATTCCCACAATTCTTTCTGATGCTCTTGCAGTATCTTTTGATAATCATATCGGTCACGACTATTTAAATGACTATGAAGCACGCTATGAGTCTTACCACCGCAAGGAAGACCGTATCCCGTTTGACCTTGAGTATTTCAACAAAATTACGAAAGGTGGTCTTCCTAACAAGACTCTTAACATCGCTCTTGCTGGGACAGGTGTTGGTAAGTCTCTATTCATGTGTCATATGGCTAGCGCCTGTCTGCTTAACGGACACAATGTGCTTTACATTACAATGGAGATGGCAGAGGAGAAAATTGCTGAACGTATTGATGCAAACCTTCTCAATGTCAATATCCAAGATTTGATGGATCTTCCCAGAACCACATTTGAGAATAAGGTAACTAAGTTGTCGTCAAAGACTCAGGGTTCTCTTATAATTAAAGAATATCCGACTGCATCAGCACATAGTGGACACTTTAAAGCACTTCTTAATGAACTTGCACTTAAGAAGTCATTTAAGCCTGATATTATTTTCATTGATTACCTTAATATATGTGCTTCCTCCCGCTATAAGTCAAACTTTTCTGTCAATTCATATAGCTATATTAAAGCTATTGCGGAGGAGCTTAGAGGGTTGGCTGTTGAAGCAAACGTCCCTATCGTTTCTGCCACGCAGACCACTCGTTCTGGTTATGGTAGCAGTGATGTTGAGCTTACTGACACTTCTGAGTCCTTTGGTCTCCCTGCTACTGCTGATCTTATGTTTGCCCTTATTAGCACAGAGGAGTTGGAACAACTCGGACAACTTATGGTGAAGCAGTTGAAGAATCGCTACAATGATCCTACGATTTATAAACGTTTCATCGTAGGTATTGACAGAGCGAAGATGAGACTGTATGATTGTGAACAGTCCGCCCAGACTGACATACTTGACTCTGGACAAGAAGACGAGTATGATTATGAAGAAAACAAACCCAAAAAATCATTTGAAGGATTTAAATTTTAATGGAACGACATATTGATTTTGAACGCTATCAAAAATTTGTTGATGCGGTTACTAGCGATGCCTCTACTGATTTTCTCGCACTTTCCGACCGCCTTGTTGCCCTTGATGAGAAGGGTGCCAATATTGAGCGACTACTTACTGCAGGTGTTGGTATTAATGCTGAAGGTGGGGAGTTTCTTGAAATCATCAAGAAGATGGTTTTTCAAGGAAAACCTTGGAACGACGATAACCGTGAGCATCTTATTATTGAACTCGGTGATCTTATGTGGTACGTT